TTGATGATTTAAAGAATGCCAATGCAAATATTGGTGCGAAAGTATCTAATACAGCAAGAGCCACTGCCCCAATACTTTCAGGAAGATTAGCAGGAACCATTAGACCTAATCGTGCTTCAGCGAGAGTTCAGATTAAGGCTGGTGGAGCAGCAGTTCCTTATGCAGGTGTCATTGAATATGGATGGCCTGAAAGAGGAATACAAGCACAACCTTTCTTGAGAAGGGCTGCTTGGGAAAACAGGGAATACACAAAAGAGCAGTACACACAGAATTTGATGGACCTATCAAGAAAATACATTGGAGGCAGTAACAGATGATACAAAACTTGAAGATGAAGGAACTTGCAGAGATTGAATCTCTATCAGGTTTCAATATGGATGAGTGGGAAACCTGTCCAAAGGTAAAACTCACAATGGCTATTACTTATGTTTTAGCAAAGAAAGACAAACCAGATTTAACTTGGGAAGAAGTAGAAAACATGACCCTTGATGAGATGCAAGGAATCATTGGAGAAGAAGTCCCAAAAGTGAAAGTCTCTTAGAACTCATGGGTGATTTCTGTGCAGCCACAGGATATACACCACAGCAGTTTTGGGAGATGGAAAGACAAGAAGTGGAATACATAGCGAGGGGGTTGAGGAAGAAGAATGGCTAATACAATAACGATTGATATTCTTGCCAATACCAGAGGACTGGTTAATGGTGTTAATGAAACCAATAATCAACTTGGTAAACTCAATAATTCCGCTAACAGCATTATTGCAGGGTTCAAAAGATTAGGTGCAGCAATAGGTTTAACTGTTGGTGTCAATGAAATAAAGAATGCCATTAAAGACCTTGCTGAAGAGGAAAAGACATTTGCTGCCCTTGAAGAACTCTATGGAGCAGACTTCAAAGCGATATCAGACAAGATTGGAAACCTCTCTAAAATATTTTATGTAGATGATGGAGATATTGCTGCCCTTGTATTGAAACTAAGAGGCTCTCTGAAAGCAGAACTTGACCCATTAGCAGATGAATTTGCAGAGGCTGCAATTGTTATATCTAAACTAACTAACAAGCCATTAGAAGAGGTAAGTGCCAAACTTGTTAAGGCTCTCAAGGATGGAAAACTCACAGTTGCAGAAATTCAAGGATTAGGAATTGAACTATCTGCAGAGCAGCAAAAGGCTTATGATGCAGCAGTCAAGTCTGGTAAGGGACTTGAGTATTTACTAAGTGTAATTTTAAGTGAAGATAATATTAAGAAAGCACAAAGATTAACTACTCCATGGGAAAAACTATCCTTCACCATAAGTGAATTGAAAGAGAAGGCTGTCACACCACTATTAAAGGCCTTTGAAAAGTTGTTTGATTTCTTTACAGATGAAGATGAAAATGGAATTGTTAAAGTAAATGACAACTTCCTCATTATGAGGGACTTGATGATAACAATCGGAACTGCTGTAGCAGCAGCCAAAATAATTGGATTCTTGCAAGGATGGGCCAAAGCAAATGCAGGTCTAACAATTAGTCAGGTGGCACTAAATATTGCTATGAGAGCAAACCCAATAGGTTTAGTAATTACTGCATTAACTATTTTGGTTGGAATCATAATTATTGTTGTACGCAAATGGGATGAGATTAGAGCAGCATTTGACAAGGTTGCAGATGTTGTAGGCGGAGTAGTTTTAAAATTTATTGGTGGTCTTAAGACCCTATTTGGCAAAGTGGTTGAAGAAGTAAAAACATGGCCAGGAAGAATCTATCAATCAGGTAAAGACCTAATCATGGGTATTTGGAATGGAATTAGAGATATGGGCCAGTGGATAAAAGACAAGATAAGTGGCTTCTTTAAGAATAATGTTTTAGGAACTGTAAAGAAATTGTTTGGAATTGGTTCTCCTTCCAAAGTCTTTGCAGGGTATGGAAAGAACTTAATGCAGGGATTATCAATTGGTATCAACAGAAATTCAGGCTTGGCTATGAGTGCCTTAAATGGTCTTGATATTCAACCATCATTTGCAATTACAGGTTCCTCAAGGGGCAGTGTAGTAAATAATGTAACCATTAACGCTGGTGTTGGTACTGACCCATATGAACTTGGCAGAGTCGTTTCTGCTGCATTGGATAAGTACGCAGGTGTTAATGGACGATGATTCAAGACGAATTTGATATTGAGTTAAGAACAAAGATTGATGGTCTATTCATCATTGGGGAGAACGCTCCTGGTGATGGAGAAAATGGTGCACCAATTGCTTCAGACTTAGATTTACAAAATGACCTTCAGTACGAATGGGTAGACATAAAGGAAGGCATACTTTCCATAAGAATTAGAAGAGGCGTTGATGCCTATACAGGTGCCCTGCCACTTCCTATTCCTTCAGTAGGAGTTATGAATGTCAGAACTACCAACAAACTATTTGACCCTAACTACAACAGATTCATGGAACCCAAAGCAAAGGTGCGTTTACGCAGGGGTACAGAAACAATATTTCAGGGAAGAATCAATAACCTTGCTGTTGACTACAGAAGCGATAAAGACAAACCATTAATCACCTTTGATGTAATGGACCCTATTTCAGAATTACAACAGGCTACTACTGAGTTAAACAGTATTCAGACTCATGGCAATCAAACATGGACACAAAGAGTTGAAACACTATTCACAAATGCCAAGAAGCAGGATTATCAGATTTGGCAAAGGAATGTAGTTGGTGGGGGCAAGACAAAGCATGGCTATTGGAAAGACTCAAAGACATTATGGGAAGCACTTGTATTGGCTTCTGACACAGAAGGTGCCCTTATCTATTATGACAAAGAGAATGTTTTAAATTGTTATGCATCAGGAGCATTACCAACAGGCACTCTTTTGATGAGTTTTGATAATAATGATGCTACAAAGTTTGGATACAAGAATATAGGAATTGATTACTCAGTTAGCAGCACAATTAATGAAGTACAGGCTAACAATGAGTATGGAGTTTATAAATCAGAGTGGGACCCAGATGCAGTTCCAGAGGGATTATCTGAAGGAGATTTATATAACCCTGGAGCATTCGTAACAGTAGAAGAAGTAAAAGTTGAGCCGCTACCTATCAAGCGTAAACAAGCCATGATTAATAGATATGGAACAAATGCCCTTAACGCTAAGACAAACTTTAATGTGCAAGATGGTGATGATATTTATGTTGGATGGGCTACAGAAATATTAGAGAAGTGGAAAAAGCCAACCCCGCTTGTAAATTCCATTGAATGGGATGCTAAGAAAGACTTAACAAAAGCGGCATCTGCAGAAATATTAGACAGAGTTAATGTTAAACATTACACAGAGAATTTTACCTATGATGAACAGTTAACCATTATTGGGATACAACATGAACTAAATGCTGGTGACAATTCATGGAAGGTAAAATTTATATTGTTTCCAAGGAGTAGATTTATATGACAATTAGATATATTGACTTTGCAGATGGACAAGTCCTAACAGCAGAGCAACTCCTTGACCTACAGGACAATGGTGTTATTCAGGTAGATTCCTTTGCAGAACTAACAGGATTATCATCATCAGTTAACGCAGCATATGTAGAAGCAGACAGTGCTTTTTACATTAAGAAGTCTGATGGGTCATGGGGTTCTGTAGGTGGTCTTGCTGTAGTACAAGCAGCAGCACCAACTGCACCACAAGTAGGACAGATTTGGTTTGATACAGATGCTGTATTACCCAACCCTGTCAAGCATTTTTACGAGGGTAGTGAGACTGTAACAAACACAGCAGCCTTTCAAGCATTATCAAACTTAAATGGACAATCAGTAGTTCTTACAGAACCTGCATGGGTACATGTTTCGTATGGTGTTACAGAACCAGTAGGAGATAACACAGCAGGTATTTCCTATGGTGTTCAACTATCAGGGGCAACCACAAGAGCAGTAGGAACTGCAGATGCTTGTGTTTCTTATGTATCAGGCAAGAACTCTGTATCAAATGATTTTTATGCAATCTTCAATGCAGGTACTACAACAGTAACTCCTGTGGCCAGAAAGTTGGGAACTGGAACAGTATCTGTAACCAACCCATATATGAATATTGCAGCAATTAGGTGGTCTTAATAAATGCATAAAGTCTGGGATGGAACTGAGTGGTCAAGTGCTAAAGCCTTAAAGGTTTGGAATGGCACACAATGGAAAGCAGGTTTGAAGTTCAAAGTAAGAACTTCTACCTCTTGGCTACCTGGTTCTGTCTCAGACAAGGATGATTCTCAGAT